TGTCGCATGAAGTGACTGTGTTGAACAACAAGATTAGTTTGGTTGTTACTTCAGACAACAAACAAGCTACCAATACGGGAGCAGAACTAGCCCGTGAGAAGCTGCGTCAGGATTTGGAAAAAGAAATCCAAAAAAACCGTGATGACATCATGCACAACCGGCAAGACATTGCCGTTATCTACGAAAAACTGGGGAAAAAATAATGCTGACTCTACTCTCAACTCTTATCTCGTTCTTGATGGGTGGTTTGCCCAAGCTGTTGGATTTTTTCCAAGACAGGTCTGACAAAGCGCATGAGCTAAACCTTGCCCAAATGCAAATTCAGCGCGAGTTGGAATTGCGCAAAGCAGGGTTTGAAGCCCAAGAGCGCATTGAACATATTCACACAGAACAGTTGGCAACTGAAAGCGCGGCGGCGACCAGTCAAGCCCTTATTGGCGCACAGCAGGCTGAGATGCAGGCAATCTACGCCCATGACACCTCGCTTAATGAAGGCACTAGCGAATGGATGAGAAACCTTCGCGCCAGCGTTCGCCCAGTCATTACCTATGGTTTCTTTTTCTTGCTAGTGTTTGTGGATGTGGGACTGTTTGCCTACGGCTGGCACAATGGCGTTACGTTTGTAGAATTGGCTGAGATGCTGTGGGATTCTGACACCCAAGCGCTGTTTGCTTCAATCATTGCGTTCCACTTTGGTGGCCGGGCGTTTGGCAAATGAACATCTCTGACAAGTGCCTGCACATGATTCGCCACCATGAGGGGGTGCGTCAGAACCCGTATAAATGCCCAGCAAAGTTGTGGACTGTGGGGGTCGGGCATGTTATGTTTCCAGAGCAGGGTAAGCTAAAGATTGACGACCGTGACGCATTCCAACCACCCGCCGAAGCCATGCGGAAATACAGCATGGAGGAAGTAAATGCAATACTTAGAGCAGATTTGGACAGATTTGAGCGGGGAGTGGAACGTTACTGCCCTGTTGCACTTACACAAGGTATGTTTGATGGCCTTGTTAGTTTTAGTTTTAATGTCGGTTTGGGAACGCTACAGCGCTCTACGCTTCGTCAAAAGGTTATTAGAGGCGATAAAGAAGGCGCGGCAGAAGAACTCTTAAAGTATTGCATGGCCGGCGGCAAAGTCCTTAAAGGACTTCAAAACCGCCGGATTGATGAGCGCGCATTATTCCTTAGTTAGCGCTCGGTACGCCTCAATAGCGGTCTTCAAATCGCATTGCAGCTGCTGTATGCGGTCATCCTGTTCGCACAACTTGGCGTAGGCTTCTTCGGCAAACTTGGCCAAGTTGGCTTGGCTCCAAGTTGCAAAGTCTGGGCGGTTAGTCATTGGTTTCCTTCTTTGACGGCGCGTCCAATTCAAGGCGGTAATACTTAGCCGGCATCTTGGCTTTCTTGTCCAATATATTGCGCAGCCATTCGGCGCCGCCAAGCTCTTGTAAGATCATCCAGTGTCTATCTGACATCCGGACTTGTCGGCCTAGTAAAGGCTCAGGTGGTTTTGGTCTTGGCATTTACCTGACTCTCCTAAGCGGCATGTCCATCACGCGCTCTGGCGGTGGGGGCGTCATCTTCTCAGATGGCGGCGCCCAGCCGTACTTGCGCCAGATGGCTTGCACGTCAGAGCCTGACGTCCATTTAAAATCCTTGGTCGGGATTGACGGGTAGCTGATTTTTGAATGTGGTGGCATTTCGATCATGGTTGTATTGCTCCTTTAAATAGTTCTATTCTCTCCCGCGCAACGCGCAGGGTGTTGTAGCGCTGGTGAAGGCGCTCTAATACTGAAACACGCCGGTCATTCTGTCGCTCGTGCTCTAGCATCTCTAAGACTTTCGATTCGTCGAGCGTCTTCAAGTTTTCGTTTAGCTTTCGCCATGTAATTTTCAATTCGTTTCTCCAGTCCGTCTATAGTTAAAGTAATGCTAGCGTGCGCTCGCCTGGCCGCGTTAAGCTCGCGCTCGCGTATGCGGTGCACAGATTTGGCCGCTTTGAGTTTGGTTTTCCATAGGTCAATATGTTTCATGGTTTTTTCCCACATTGAGGGCACTGCATAAAAAAGAATGGTTTGCGTTTACCGCAGTTGTGGCAACAGTTGTATGTCATCTGGGCGCGTCCTCATAGTTGTCAGGGTTAAACTTAGGCACGTTGGCGCCTTTGTCTTTGGGGTTTGGAAAGGGCGGGAATGGCCACATTATTTAAGTTCCTCCATTGCAATGTCAGATATAGCGCGCTTGTCGTGCAAGGCCGCCCAGATTTTCTCGTCAACCGTTTTGTTGGTCAGCATCACGTAGCACCACACAGGATGTTGTTGCCCGCTGCGGTGCAAACGTCCGATGGTTTGCTCGTAAAGTTCGAGACTCCACGGCAGGGACAGAAAGACCATGTGGCACCCCCCATGCTGCAAGTTAAGCCCGTGACCTGCTGATTTTGGGTGCACGGCCAATAGTCGAATCTTGCCGTCGTTCCATCGCTTGACGGCGTCGGTGTCGTCAAGGGTTGTGACGTTAAAGCGTCGCTTGAGTTCGGCAAGCTCTTCTTGGTAGGTGTAAGCGATGATGGTGTTGGCATGCTGGTTCTCGTTCAGTAATTCCTCAAGGCGTTCAAACTTGTGCATGCTGTACCAGATTGGACGTTGCGTAGATATAAACTTGCCAGGCACGTCTGACGCCGTGGTGGTCGTGTCGTAAACAAACCCTGACGCCAGTTGTTGTAGCTTGCCCGTGACAACCGCCGCGTTGATGGCTGTGACGCCTTCCAACACAAAATCTTTTTTTAGCTTGTTGTACGGCGTCAGATCCATGTCGCATTTGATCTCAACCGTATGCAAAGGCGGCAGCTTGTCCTTATACTCACCTGCTTCCAAGACAAATGTGGCAGGCTTAATTACGTCCATGACCTTGGCCAGCGACCCTACACGCGGCGCCCATTCGCCAAACTCTTTGTTAATTAGCACAAAGTATTGCTGCATAAACGCGCCTTTGCTGCGCCCCAGCAATGACTGGTCAACGATCTTGCACTGGCCAAAGACGTCTTCAAGGCCGTTGCTAGTAAACGAGCCGGTCAAACCCCAGCGCGTCGTCATGGGGTCAACCACTTTAAGGAACGCTTTAAAGCGTGTGCCGCTGGGGTTCTTAAGCCGCGTCAGTTCGTCAAACACCACGCCGTCAAAATTTAATTTTTGCTCGGCCAGCCATTGCAAGTTGTCGTAGTTAGTCACGACCACTTGGGCGTTGCTTTTGAGAGCGTCTAAGCGCTGCTTAGGTGTGCCAACGCACAAAGCCATGCTGATGCGGTCAGCCCACTTAGGGCGCTCAACTGGCCACACGTCGGTACAGACGCGCTTGGGCGCCAGCACCAGCCAGCGCTTGACGTGGCCGTCGCGGATCATCTCCCACATGGCCGTCAATGTGATGGCGGTCTTACCCGCACCCACTGGCGCCAAGATCATGGCGCGGTCATGCTCAAAGAGAAAGTCAGCGGCTGTCTCTTGATAGGGTCTAAGTTGCATCTTTTTTAACCTTAACGTATCTAACGCGGGGATCAGAGTTAATACGGCGCGTGCCTTCCAAAAGCCCTAAGTAATAAACACGTTTAACAAACACTTTTAGTGAAATCAAATCCCATTTGCGCGTCTCTAAAAATTCATTTATAACTTTATCGGCTATAGGATCGCCGGTAGTACCCTCCATGAAATCTTTAGCGACAGACTCCAGTTCAGGTTTAGTAATTAAATGGTTAGCTACGCGGTTTAGTGAAAAGGCTACTTTTTTCTGTCTGAATTGCCCACTCATCAACATGCTCCTTAGTCCATAAACACACATAGTTCTGGCGCAGTAACGCCATCTCTGTTTGAAATAATTTTTGCAGTTCCGACAATCTGCCGCCTTTGGTTTTCAATTCCACAAACCACGTCTGGCCATCGGGTAAACACGCAATGCGATCTGCTACACCTTTGCGCCCAGGACATGTAAACTTCCAAGTCCGGCCACCAATGCGCTGCACTGCCCAATCAAAATAAATTTCAATTTCTTTTTCTTTCATGCCGTAAAGTATACATGTAAAAAAGATTTGCACAACAATTATTTCTGTGCTAACATTCAGGTTCAATTTAATAAAGGACAGTATGCTTCACTCAAATATCGTCGGCGGCTCTACAGCAAAGCGCGTCATTAACTGCCCAGGCAGTGTGGCGCTGGTGCAGAAGATGCCGCCTAAGCCTTCAAACAAATATGCTGACGAAGGCACACTCCTACACAACGTCATGGCTGAACTTATCATGGGCGACGAAGCCCCTGAGCATTACCTTGGCGCGCGTTACGAAGATCAGATCCTCACGCAAGAATTGATCGACAACAAAATTAAACCAGCACTGGAAGCATTAGATGCAATCGACCCCAAACGTGTCATGGAAATCGAGGCCGAGACACACGTCAATTTTGGTGACTTGTTGCCTGGGGTTTTTGGCTCTACTGACCTTATCGGTCGTCTTGGCTCTCGTGCCGTTGTATTGGATTGGAAGTTTGGTGATGGCGTTATGGTTGAGGTTGAAGAAAACCCGCAGCTGATGTTCTACGCCGCAGCTGCTATGCGCACGCCAGAAGCGCAATGGGCGTTTGAAGGTGTCACTGAAATTGAGATGGTTATTGTGCAGCCGCCTGAAGTGCGCCGCTGGGTGACAACGCCTGCGCGCATCGCTGAGTTTGAATTGCAGTTGGTGCAGGCCGTCAAGCAGGCAGAAAAGCCAGACGCTAAGCTGGCCGTTGGTGACCACTGCAAGTGGTGCGCGGCCAAGCCCGTGTGCCCTAAGATGACCGGCGCTGCTGACCGCGCATTGAAAGTGCAGATCGAAGCGTTGCCGGCGCCGCAAATTAGCGACTACCTCAAGACCGCTGACATGCTAGAAGACTGGATCAAAGACCTGCGCGCTCTTGCCTTGCAGATGCTTGAGTCTGGCGCCAAGTTACCCGAATACAAACTGGTGGCCAAGCGTGCCATCCGGTCATGGTCAGACGACGAGAAAGCGAAAGTCGCTTTGTTTGCGTATGGCCTCACAGAATCTGAAGTGATGGAGACAACTGTCGTCTCCCCCGCGAAGGCCGAAAAGGCGCTCAAAAAGCGCAAGATCGGCCTACCGGAAGACCTCGTGGTCGCCATCTCGTCAGGTAACACTTTGGCAAACGTGGATGATCCACGACCCGAAGTGATGCTCTTGGGCAAACAGTTATCTGCTGCCCTTTCTAAACTACAGTAAGGAAAATCATGTCAAATTTAGTAACCTTCTCTCAAGCAAACTTGCCTGCCGTTTCAACCTTGTCTAGCGCTTTGCGTTCGATCCAAGCCGAGGTCGGCCCAGCTGGTGTTGTCATCATCAAGATGGACAAGACTGGCCACTGGGTCTTTGGTGCAGATCAAACCGAAGTTGAAGACGACGCAGTCTGGGCTGTCAACCCTTTTTCATTTGTGCACGGTTTCATCGCCTGGGGCGACGGTGAAGTGCTAGGTGAGAAGATGGTATCTGTCAGCTCACCTTTGCCTGAGTTGGATGAGGCACCGCCCCAAGCTAAAAAAGGTTGGGAAACTCAAGTCGGTATGTCACTCAAGTGCATCTCTGGCGAAGACAAGGGCATGGAAGCGCGCTTCACCACCACGTCAGTGGGCGGTAAGCGTGCAGTTCAGACCTTGGCCGTGGCCTTGGCCGAGCAAGTTGAGAAAGACCAAGCCAAGCCAGTGCCTGTTGTGCGTCTGAAGAAAGACCACTACGCCCACAAATCCTACGGCAAGATTTACACGCCAGTGTTTGAAGTTGTCGAGTGGGTGAGCATGGATGGCGAAGCGCCCAAAGCAGACGAGCCAGCATGGCCAACTGCCGAACAGGAAGCTGCCAAGGCGCCTGCGCGCCGCCGCCGTTCAGCGTAACTTTTCTGATGGGCGTTATGAGCGCCCATTGGAAAGGAGACACTACATTGAAGTCATATTCTGTTCGGCCAATTTTGTACGCGGATACAAAGCCTTTCATTTTGGATTTGCATTACGCTAAACGAATGCCGTCGGTGAGTTTTGCGTTTGGTTTATTTTTAACTGACGCGCTTGTTGGCGTGGTTACGTATGGGATGCCTGCGTCGCCGTGGCTTTGCAAAGGCATTTGTGGAAATGACAATCGACATTTGGTTCTTGAATTAAACAGGTTAGTGTTGACAAACAATATAAAAAACGAAGCATCTCTTTTGGTAGGGCGTTCCTTGGCCATGTTACCCACACCGCGTGTAATTGTTTCATACGCGGATACCGCGCAAGGCCACGTCGGGGTTGTGTACCAAGCGTGTAATTTTTTATTTACCGGCACCACAAAACCTCGAACAGACATGGCCGCAAAAGATGGCAAGCATAGCCGGCACCACTCTGGCGATAAAACAAACCGTGTCGCCCGTTCTGCAAAACATAGGTATGTAACTTTTATAGGTTCTAAAAAAGAAGCCGCCCCATTACGCGCCGCATTGCAATATCCAACATTAAAATACCCTAAAAAATGACACTCTGGTTAGATTTTGAAACGCGCAGTATGTGCGACCTACGCTCTAAGGGCGTATACAACTACGCTCAGGATGCCAGTACCGATGTGCTGTGCATGTCGTATGCGTTTGATGACGAAGACGTGGTGACGTGGATACCGTCTGAGCCATTCCCTGAGCGCGTGCGCAGTTACACCGGCCAGATTAGGGCGCACAACGCAGCGTTTGAGCGCTTGATTTTTTGGTACGTGTTGCAGATTGATTTTAAGTTAGAACAGTTTTATTGCACTGCAACACAAGCCCGTGCCAACTGCGCGCCGGGCAGTTTGGAAGACGTTGGCCGCTTTGCTGGCGCGTCCATGAAAAAAGACCACAGAGGCGCGCAACTGATTCGCCTTATGTGTGTGCCGCCATTTAAAGACTCGCCTGAGCTTAGGCAAGAGATGATCAAGTATTGCGAGCAAGACGTGCGCGCCATGCGTGCGATCAGCAAGGGCATGCGTGACCTCAGCGATGAGGAGCTGCTGGACTATCACGTCAACGAGCAGATCAACGACCGTGGCGTGCTGGTGGACGTGCCGCTGTGCCACGCCGCAGTCAAGTACGCGTCAGACGAGTTAATTGAGATTGAAGAAATTGTCAAGGAAGTTACCGAGGGCGCTATCACCAGCGTTCGCAGCCCCCGCATGCGTGAGTGGGTCTGGGATCGCGTGGACGAGGAAGCGCGCAAGCTGATGCAAAAGGACGACAAGGTCAGCATTGACAAAACCGTAAGAGCCAACCTTTTAAACTGTGATGGAGTACCACCCGATGTTCAAGAAGTTATCCAATGCGCAGACGACCTCTGGGCTTCGTCAGTCGCAAAATTCAGTCGACTTGCAGCTTTGGCAGATATTGAAGATGAGCGAGTCCGAGGAGCGTTTGTATTTGCAGGCGGTTCAGCAACAGGACGCGCATCGTCCTACGGCGCCCAAGTTCACAACTTCACCCGCAAGTGCGCTGAAAAGCCCGACGACGTCAGGCAAGCTATGGTCAGAGGGCACGCAATCGTGCCTCGGTATGGAAAGCGCGTTACCGATGTTCTCAAAGGAATGCTCAGGCCCGCCATCATCCCCGCCGCAGGCAAGCACCTTGTGGTTGCCGACTGGGCGGCCATTGAAGCGCGGGTCAACCCGTGGCTCTCAGGACGAGGTGCCGATAAACTGGAACTATTCCGCAGTGGGGAAGACGTCTATAAAGTTAATGCAGCCGCGACGTTCAACATTCGCGTCGATGACGTCACCAAAGACCAGCGCCAGATCGGTAAGGTTCAAGAACTTGCCTGTGGATTTGCTGGCGGCGTGGGCGCTTTTGCTGCTATGGGTCGGGCTTATGGGATCAGTCTTCCTGAGCCGGTTGCCAAACGCATGGTTGATGGCTGGCGCCGTGCTAATCCTTGGAGCGTACCTTATTGGTCGGCGCTTGAGGACGCATACACCCGAGCAATGCGAAACAAAGGGCGCGAGTTCAAAGCCGGCCTTATAACATATTTATACGATGGCCTGCACCTGTGGTATGCCCTACCCTCTGGCCGCATTTTGTGCTACCCCTATGCCAAACTGGAATCAGAGGGCGTCAGTTATGCCAAAGCGGCATGGAAGCCAGCGCAAGATGCAAAAGAATGGCCACGCGCCCGTCTATGGAAAGGCTTGGCATGTGAAAATGTAACGCAGGCAGTGGCCAACGACTTGCTTCGCCACGCCCTGCGCCAACTCGATGACGTTGTGCTGCATGTGCATGATGAAATCGTATTAGAGACGGCGAACCCCAACGCCGCAGAAGAATTAAAACGTGTGATGTGTACAGCGCCAGCGTGGGCCGATGGACTACCGCTCAACGCTGAAGTAGAAACTATGACCCGCTACGGAAAGGGCTGACATGACAGAACAATGGCGCGCAGTGCCAAATTTTGAAACGTATTACGAAGTTAGCGATCACGGAAACGTGCGCTCGTTGCCCCGTCAGGTGCCGTATGGCCGACACAAAGGGGCGACGTATGTTGGCCGTGATTTAAAGCAGTTTGTAACAAACGATTATTTGAGCGTAAAACTGGCAAGAGGCGGCGTTACAAAAACAACGTATGTGCATGCGCTTGTATTGCAGGCGTTTGTGGGTGAGCGCCCAGTTACAGAGGATCGCGGTGAGATACGTCACCTTGATGGCGACAGAACAAACAACACGCTTTCCAACTTGCTTTATGGGACTGTGGTGGAAAACGGCGCAGACAGAGTTAAACATAACAAAATGAAGGCAACAGTATGAACTTTCTTGATTTTTTAATTTCTTTGGCCCCCGAGGGCGAGACTGCGCTGATCGTGCGTCAGAAGCCCATTGGCAAAGAACTGCAATTCCATGCTGACGGCGCGATCAAATGCACATGGCCGGCTATGTTGCCTACCGCACGCATCAAAGACGACTGGGCAATCTACGGCAACACGGCCAGCTTTATCATTGACCGCTTTAAAGATGGCCACGTCTCCGCGTCTGCGATTAACTGTGAGTATGTGCTTGTCATGGTGTTGGATGACGTGGGCACAAAGGCGGCCATTCCACCACTTGAGCCGACTTGGAAAATTGAGACGTCTGAAGGGTCATTTCAGTGGGGCTATGCCTTCTCAGACCAGCCCACCAAAGCCGACTTTAGCGCGGCCATCAAAGCCATCGCCGACGCAGGCTACACCGACAAGGGCGCAATCAACGCCGTGCGCAATTTCCGCTTGCCTGGTTCAATCAATCTGAAACCCGACCGCAACAACTTCGCCGCCAAGTTGGTGGAGTTTCACCCCTCGCGTGACTTTACCCTTGACCAAATTTGTGACGCGCTTGGCGTCGTCCCCGCGCCCGCTGACTCTGTTGGATTTAAGCCTATCCGCTTGTCAGACGACGGCGCCGACGATGTGATGGCGTGGCTTAGTGGTCAAGGTCTGTTGCTGTCAAAACCCAATCAAGAGGGCTGGGCTGGCGTGATCTGCCCCAACTCAGCCGAGCATACCGACGGCAACCCTGAAGGCCGTTACATGCCCGCCAACCGCGCCTACTGCTGCCTGCACAGCCACTGCGTCGAGTTTGGCTCATCGCTGTTTTTGCAGTGGGTGTCAGATAACGGCGGCCCCAAGCACGCCCCTGGCTTACGTGATGAGCTACTGACCTTGGCCATGGATCAGGCGCTGTCCAAAATTAAGCCAACCGAGGCGTTCCCTGACGCGGCGGCGGCCATCATCGCCGAGGTCGAGCGCAAAGAACTGGGCCGCGTTCAAAAGGCGCAGTGGTATGAGCGCTTCGCCTACATTCAAGACGATGAGTCTTATTTTGACATGCAAGACCGCCGCGAAGTTTCCCGGTCGACTTTCAACGCGTTGTATCGTCACATATCTTGCAATTCGATCCATGGCAAGCGCCCCAAGGTCGAGGCGTCAATTTGCTTTGATGAGAACCGCCAGGAATGCGGCGCCAAAGCGCTTGTGGGGATCACTTACGCCGCCGGCGAGTCGGTCATTGTGGCCCGCGACGGTGACCTCTACGGCAACCGCTGGCGCGACGCCCGCCCCCCAGTGGCCGCCGGTGATGTGAGGCCGTGGATGGATCACTGCAAAACCCTTGTGCCTGACCAGCGCGAGCTTGACCACGTCTTAAACGTGATGGCCTTTAAACTTCAGCACCCGAACGTCAAGATCAATCATGCCGTGCTTCATGGTGGTGACCAAGGCTCAGGCAAGGACACCATGTGGGCGCCGTTCATTTGGGCCGTGTGTGGCCCCCACCTTAAGAACCGTGGCCTGCTGGACAATGACACCATGTCGTCGCAGTTTGGTTATGCCCTTGAATCTGAAATTTTAATTTTGAATGAGTTGAAAGAGCCCGACGCGAAGGAAAGGAGAGCATTAGCAAATAAACTAAAGCCCATCATCGCCGCGCCCCCTGAGATGCTGACCGTCAACCGTAAGGGCCTGCACCCTTACCAAATGGCGAACCGCGTGTTTGTGCTGGCCTTTTCCAACGACCCCGTGCCCATCTCGCTAGATTCCCAAGACCGCCGCTGGATGTGCATTTGGTCGCACGCCCCCCGCATGACCACCGACGCCGCCGCCCGTATGTGGGCATGGTACAAAGCCGGCGGGTTTGCGGCCGTGGGCGCCTGGCTGATGGCCCGCGACGTCTCCGCGTTTAACCCCGGCGCTGCGCCCATGATGACAGAATTCAAATTGAACTTGGTCGAACATGGCATGAGCATGGCCGAATCGTACTTGGTGGAACTGATGCGCGGGCGCCTGGGTGAATTTTCAAAAGGCGTCGTGGCGTCCCCCTTCCATGCACTGTGTGACCGCGTGGCTGGCGCTGCGCCCGCCGGCGTGAAAGTCCCGCAGCCCGCCCTTCTGCACGCGCTCAAAGAAGCCGGCTGGGTGGATCTCGGGCGCGTGGCGTCCGGTGACTTCCAAAGCAAAAAACACATGTTTTGCGCGCCCGAGATGGCCAGCCGGCCAAAGTCAGAGCTGCGCCGCATGGTCGAAGATATACCGGCGCCCTTGGCCGTGCGCTTGGTGAAGTGACAATGCCACCGCCTACGGCGTCGACATAAAAAAAAGGCCCCTATCGCTAGGGGCCTTAACTTCTATAAATCAAGAAGGATGGCAATCAACGCTGCCAGTATAAGCGCAAATAATAGGGCCATCAATAGGCGCTCCGCATCGCTTCCATGGCGCCGCTTTGCATAAGCCGGCGCGCGTCCGGGCCTTCGGCCAGGGCCATCTTGTATTCATGCTCCGATACCTGGCCGCGCTCGTATCTAAACCCAAGATCGACGTAATAATGATCCGCATACGTGAGCGGCGCCCATGGCGCGATGATCTCGCGCATCAGTGGGTGTAGATTATCCTTCGTTTTCATATAGATCCTCTCCGGTGTATGTGGCCGCTGGGGCCGTGTTTAAATTCTCATAAAAGCCGGTCAACGTGTTTTCGCTGCCGTACGGCGCGCCCTTACCCTGGTGACCTCGGCCACTGTTTAAACCGTAGTACATGGCCACATAATCGGCCGTGCTCATGTCGACCCAATAGTTCGGAAAATAACGGCGCTCCGGACCCTTACTTTTTACGGTCCTATGCTTGCCGGTGCATTTGGCGTGCTCATTCATTACCGCGCCGGCGTGGTCATCGTTGACAATATAGATTGTCCGGCCTAATCTCATTTTTAACATGTGGCCACCTTATCCAGCGCTTCGCGCGCCCGGTCTAATGCAATTTGAAAATTGTCGGCGCGCGCGTTGTCCGGTAGATCCGGCGCGATTAGATCCGAATAGAAAATAAGCGCTTGCAGCGCGTTCATTAGGTCTTCGCTCATAGTTTACCTTTAGGTTATAGCGCGCACCAGCGCGCGCCCCTATACGGCCACCAGGGCCGCATAAAGTCGCGTGCTAGATAGTGCAGCAGCCGCAGCACGGCGCATCAATACACCGGCCGCGCGGGTTTCGGTAGAACGTACTAGGGCCGTTGTCACCGTAGAAAACGACGCGGGAGTCGCCGGGTTCATCTAGCCAAGCGCGGCGCGTTATAGTGTCAAATTTGATATCGTCGCCCGGGTTTATCCTGGCGCCGCTCCGGCTGCAGTGGCCGGGGTATTTTGCGCGCATGCTTTTAATTGTCATTTGGCGCCCTCTTCTAATAGAATTTTCTTAAGAAAAGGGATTGCATAACCCGTCAAATTTGACAATTCCTTAAGGGTTAAATTAGGGTTTTGATCATATATGCGCTTTATATCGTCATATGACAAGCCGGTGATTGATCGTTTTAATGTATAGCTCATTTTGTGCCCCTTTATGCTGTTGCTGTAATTGATATAACGCGGCGCTGGTGGCCGCTGGCGTGATCTGCAATCACAATGTCGCGCGCTTGCTTGCTGGTGCCGGCGCATAATAAACAGCTGGCGCATGTCGCGCGCTTGCCACCTTCGGCGCTGGCCGGGCACGTCGTCTCGCCGGCTTGCTTGTCAATGCCGACCGATACCCTAAAAACCCGCATGCCTAATAAATTGGCATGCGCCGCGTCGTCGATAGAATCGGCGCTGGCCATTAAAAGCGGCGCCCAGGCGGCGTGATCAAAATTTGGGTTTTTCCATGCATGCGAATAACCCGAATGACCGGCCACATGTTGCACCAGCGCGCGCCAGTATTCGACCGGCGCAGCGAACGGGTCGCCGTACGTGCCGATCCTTAAAAGTAAACCAGCGATCGCGCGCGCTATAGTGGCCGCGTCGGCGCGCTCATACCGGCCGCGCTTATATGCTTCGTAAACCGACCGGACCGACCGGCCGACGTTGACATAGCACGGCGGTTTTCCGGTTTTTTTGGCCAAAATCGGCCGGTGTTCACAGTCGCCGCAGATTGACGCGTCGTCGCCGGTGCTCAGCGCTTCGGTCGGCGCGATATCGGACCGGATAATAAATGTCTGAACCATAGCGCCGGTTTTCGCGTTGTCGGACCCGTCGATTTTATTGACAATCACGACAATGGGCGCGCCGTCGATCATTGAAGGGCCTTCGTACAAAATATATCCCAAGGGTTTTGTTGTTTTCATGGCCGGCCCCTTATTTGGTTAAAACGTCAAAATAAGCCAGGGCGCCGATAAGCAGCGCGCCAGCGATAATGGCCACGGCCAGTAGATCTAATAATGCTTTTTTCATGTTGTTTTGCCTTTAGTTAAAATTAAATTGAAGCGGCCGCGTCGCGCAGCTGCGCCAGCATAGAACGGTCAACGGCGCCGATATATTCGTTTTTATCGTACGACTCCATAATTTTGCGCTGGGTGAAATAACCTAAAGCCAACACGTCGTCACACGTTAACGCGCCAGCGCTTATGACACCGTCAATTTGACGGTCAAAATCGACAAATACAATGTTGCCGTTATCTAGCAAGCTGGCCGCGATTCGCTGGCCGTTAACCGTATATTCGCGGCCGGTGTTAAATGTCAAAATCATTTTGTGCCTTTCGTTTATTGGCCGGCTTTGCGCCGGCCGGTCGGGTTTAATAATTCCATGCCTTCGTGTTTTTAGCAGCGGCCCACTTTTTAGCTGCTACTTTGCTGTCGAAATATGCGGACTCTATCGGCGCGCCGCTAAGCGCTGGCGTCGCGGTTATGTAGCATATAAATTTATATCCTGATGCTTTGCGAGCGTTGAAAATATGAGAGTAGATCATTTGGTGCCTTTCGTTTAATGTAGTTTCCCTTTTCGCCGAAGCGAGCTTAGAGTGTAAGCGATTCTCTTACACTGTCAAACATTTATTTGCAAGTATGCAAAATTAGCATAATCTTGGGTCATTTGGGTCACGATTAGGTTATGCATTCGCGCGACGATGACCTAAGCGCTAGCGCGCGCCAATACTGGGGATCTTTATGCTTTGGGTCATTTGGGTCATTGATTCTAGATAATAAAGTTAAAGAAAAGTACTGTATATAAAGACAGTGTAACGCTAGGTTGACGACTCTACCGGCGCCAATTTTAAAACGATGACCAAATGACCCAAATGACCCAAAGCCGGTTATCACCCTGGGCGCCAGATCTGCGCTATTAGGTCATTTGGGTCATATAAAAACACATGACCCAAATGACCCAAATGAAGGGTCACACCTAAAAACATATGACCCAAATGACCCAAAGACCAGCGGCCATGCTGGCGCCAGCATGCAATTTAAAACCGTGACCCAAATGACCCAAATGACCCAAAGGCTAGCAAGCACATAAAAATAACCACAATGCTAGGAGGGGGATGGGTAGGGCCGGCGGCATAGGGCCTGCGAAAACGTACGGGCCGTGAACAAAATTTTTTTATTGTGTAGAATCCAGTTACGTGCAACAAGCATGGAGAGCCTATGTTCTATTCAATTCCATTCACGCCGCGCAATGTGCAGGCGACAGAGTCACGCTTAAAGGCGGTATATGACGCCGCCAAGCTGGGCCTTAAAGGCGATTCCTTAGCCTTAGCCGCCGGCATGCTGCCCACCGAATACCGACAACTCACGCAACTTGACCCCGTTGTGGAGATAGCTGCGCAAAAAGGCAAAGCCGACGGTGAGATTGAGATGGCCAAGATTGTCAGGAGCGCCGCGTTAGAGGGCGACGCTAAGATGGCGCTAGAAGTCTTAAAGCACCAGCACGGCTGGGTGGCCAAGCAGGCCATATCTGTCGAAGTGGATCAGCGCATATCCATCACTGGCGCGCTGGCCGAAGCGGCCAAGAGGCTAGATGTGATTGACGTACAGGCCAAGGAGCAAGATGCAATCGACCATATACAGCGCTGAAGACGAACAAGAGTTAATGGCACGCCTATGGGCGCCAGCGATCAAGGACAACCCACTGGCGTTTGTAATGTTTACGTTTCCTTGGGGTCAGCAGGGCACGCCACTGGAGCATTTCAAAGGCCCGCGCAAGTGGCAGCGTGAGGTCTTGCAGCAGATCGGCGATCATATTAAGCAGAACCAGGGCAAGATAGACTTTGACACGCTGAGAAGCGCAGTTTCATCGGGCCGTGGTATTGGTAAATCGGCCCTAGTGTCATGGATCACCATCTGGATGCTGTCCACAAGGATTGGCTCAACCACCATCATATCGGCCAACTCAGAATCACAGCTACGCTCAGTCACTTGGGCCGAGATAACTAAGTGGTTGGCCATGTCGTTGAACAGCCATTGGTTTGAAGTCAGCGCCACCAGGCTGATGCCGGCTAAGTGGCTCACCGAATTAGTCGAGCGTGATCTCAGGAAGGGCACACGTTACTGGGGCGTTGAGGGGCGGCTGTGGTCAGCGGAGAATCCAGATGCGTACGCAGGTGTGCACAACTTTGATGGTGTGCTGGTCGTGTTTGACGAGGCGTCTGGTATAGATGACTCAATCTGGGCTGTAACGGCGGGCTTCTTTACCGAGAACACGCCCAACAGGTTTTGGATGGCGTTCTCTAACCCACGGCGTAACACGGGGTACTTCTACGAGACGTTCAACAGCAAACGAGGTTTTTGGAATACCAAGGTAGTCGACGCCCGAACGGTAGAGGGCACAGACAAACAGGTGTATCAGGGCATCATTGACGAGTACGGCCCAGACTCAGCGCAGGCGCACGTCGAGGTGTACGGTCAGTTTCCGTCTGAAGGGGATGACCAGTTCATTGGAGCGTTCTTAGTTGATGAGGCGATGAAGAGGCCGCAGTATCAGGACGCCAGCGCTCCGATAGTGATCGGTGTCGACCCTGCCAGGTTCGGCGCTGATGCGACAGTCATTGCAGTGCGGCAAGGGCGGGATATTGTGCGGATTGACAGGCACAGGGGCGACGACACCATGACGGTGGTGGGGCATATTATTGAGGTGATAGAAGAGTTTAAGCCAACCTTGGTCGTGATTGACGAAGGGGGCTTGGGCGCAGGCATTGTGGACAGGCTCAAAGAGCAGCGCTACAAGGTCAAGGGCATTAACTTTGGTAATAAGTCTAAGAATCCCATCATGTACGGTAACAAAAGGGCTGAAATGTGGGGGTCAATGAAAGATTGGCTCAAAACGGCATCAATTCCGCTTGACAGATTTCTCAAAACTGATCTAATTTCACCTATGATGAAGCCCGACTCTAAGGGTACAATCTTCTTGGAGTCGAAAAAGGACATGAAGGCACGGGGGCTGGCCTCACCAGACGCGGCAGACGCGATTTGTGTGACTTTTGCATACCCTGTGGCCCACCGTGAGGCGCGTGAACCCACGCAGCGCCGCATGTATTCAGATCGAAGCGTGGTGACTACTTCTTGGATGGGATCGTAAATGAAAAAGCCCGGACTCTACGCAAATATCAACGCAAAACAGGCTCGGATAGCCGCCGGCTCCAAAGAAAAGATGCGCTCGCCTGGCGACAAGGGCGCCCCTACCGCCAAGGCGTTCAAAGAATCGGCTAAGACGGCCAAGAAGAAGTAACATGGCAGATCCAACAGGCATGGTCGCCGTTGCTAACGTAGCAGCTGGTGGCAAACCCCCAAAGAGTGACTCTGACATACTGACCGTTGCTCGCGCTAGGCTTGATATGGCTGTTTCTGCTCTTGCTGAGTCACGGGAAGACGAAATTGACGATCTGCGCTTCTATGCAGGCTCACCTGACAACCACTGGCAGTGGCCTGCTGACGTATTGGCCACTCGCGGTGCGGTGCAGGGTCAGACGATCAACGCACGCCCGACACTCACAATTAACAAACTGCCGCAACACGTTCGTCAGGTGACGAATGACATGCGTCAGAATCGCCCAGGCGCTAAGGTCATCCCAGTGGACGACAACGCTGACGTGCAGGTGGCTGAGATCTTCAACGGCATGATTCGCCACATTGAATACATCTCAGACGCAGACGTGGCATACGACACTGCGTGTGAAAACCAAGTCGCCTACGGCGAAGGTTACATCACGCTGATGACCGAGTATTGCGAACCTAACACGTTTGATCAAGACATCAAGATTGGCCGCATTCGCAACTCATTTTCGGTGTACATGGATCCATTGATCCAAGACCCAACGGGTGCAGATGCTAAGTATTGCTTTATCACCGAAGATTTGACCAAAGCAGAGTATGAGCGTCAGTACCCAGACGCTGCGCCTATCTCAACGCTCCAGTCTTTGGGTGTAGGTGATCAGTCGATCAGCAATTGGCTCAATGAGGACACTGTACGCATTGCCAGTTATTACTACATTGACTACGAAAAAGCCAAGCTGAACATGTACCCAGGCGGGCAGACAGCCTTTGCCGGTACGGCTGAAGACGACCAAATGAAGGCAGTCTACGGCAAGCCCAAGCGCACACGCGAATCAGTCAACCCCAAGGTCAAATACTGCAAGATCAACGGGTATGAGATTCTTGAGCAAAACGACTGGGCCGGCAAATGGATCCCCGTCATCCGCGTGGTTGGCAATGAGTTTGAGGTTGATGGACGCCTCTACGTCAGCGGCCTTGTGCGTAACGCCAAAGATGCCCAGCGCATGTACAACTATTGGGTGTCACAAGAGGCTGAAATGCTTGCTTTGGCGCCTAAAGCACCGTTCATTGGCTACGGTGGCCAGTTTGAGGGCTACGAAGACAAGTGGAAGACGGCTAACACAAACAATTGGCCTTATTTAGAGGTCAATCCAGACGTTACAGACGGCCAAGGCGCCGTGTTGCCACTACCCCAGCGTGCGCAGCCGCCAATGGCTTCTAGCGGTCAATTACAAGCCAAAGCTGGCGCATCTGAGGACATTAAGTCCACAACGGGTCAGTACAACGCTTCTTTGGGCATGGGTTCCAACGAACGCTCAGGCAAAGCCATTTTGGCTCGCCAGCGTGAGGGCGACGTAGGTACATACCACTACGGTGACAACCTGACCCGTGCTGTTCGTCACGTTGCACGTCAACTTGTTGATTTAATCCCTAAGATTTACGACACTCAGCGTATTGCCCGCATCATTGGTGAAGACGGCGAGACAAAGATGGTCAAGATCAATCCTGAGCAAGAGGAACCGGTCAAAGAAATCCGCGACATGAACAATCCTGACGTGGTGATCGAGAAGATCTACAACCCAGGTGTTGGCAAGTACGACGTGGTGGCCACGACTGGCCCAGGCTACGCGACTAAACGTCAGGAAGCCTTGGAAGCCATGGCTCAGTTGCTGCAAGGCAACCCACAGCTGTGGCAAGTGGCTGGCGACTTGTTTGTGAAGAACATGGACTGGCCAGGCGCTCAGGAAATGAGCAAACGTTTTGCCAAGACCATTGATCCTAAGCTCATGGAAGACGGCGATAAGTCGCCTGAGTTGCAAGCTGCTGAGATGCAGATGCAGGCCATGGGTCAAGAGATGGAAAACATGTATCAGATGCTTCAAAACGTGCAGCAGTCCATGGAAGCGCGCGACTTGGACATTAAGACGTTTGAGGCTGAGATCAAAGCCTACAGCGCAGAGACTCAGCGTATTTCAGCAGTGCAGGCCGGCATGAGCGAGGAGCAGATCCAAGACATTGCCATGGGCGTGGTTGCTGCGGCCATGGAGTCACAGAACTTGATGATGCCTGAAATGCGTGAGCCTGAGCAAGGAATACCACAATGAAAGCAGCGGATTTTGTAGGCCAGTTGTTTTTGGCAAGAGATGTAGCTCATTCAGTGCATCTGAACACTCGCAGTTTCAGCAAGCACATGGCGCTTGGCACGTTCTATGATGAGATTATTGACTTGGCTGACGCATTTGCTGAAGCCTATCAAGGCCGGCATGGTTTGATGGGGCCAATCACTTTACAGTCTGGCAAGAAGACAAACAACATTATTGAGTTTTTGCAGGGTCAGCTTGCTGACATAGAAGAGGCAAGATATGATGTGTGCGAGAAGTCTGACTCGACATTGCAACAGCTTATTGACAACATCATTGAGCTGTATTTGACCACGCTCTACAAACTCCGGTTCTTAGCATGACAGTTGTTGTTACCCACACCACACCAGCCGATAGCACGTTCAGCTCAACCGGCGCTGCGGCTTGGAATGCAGACCACACACTAGCTGGCGTGGGAACAATGGCCGAGCAGAACGCTAACGCAGTAGCCATCACAGGCGGCACAATCAACGGCACAACAGTTGGAGCAACAACCCCTGCGGCTAGTACGTTTACTACGCTGACTGCTACGGGGACAACAAACCTTGGTACAGGCTCTGCCAACTTTTTAACAGCGGTTGGTTCTGCTGGTGCTCCAGCAATTTACACACAAGGCTCAAGCGCAAACATACAGTTAAGTTTGTCCAGCAAAGGCTCTGCAAATTTATCTTTTCAAACCAACACCTTTGCTCAACAACAACTTGTAGTTTCCCACACCGCATCAGCAGTCAATTACGTTCAGGTGACGGGTGCGGCTACTGGGGGTTCGCCAACAATAAGTGCACAAGGTTCAGACGCAAACATCAACTTAAACCTGAACGCAAAAGGTACTAGCGGTGTTGTATTGAACACCAACAGCATTGACGCTGTATTGGTAAAGAGTAGCATTCCAACTATTCTTGGTTCAACTTTAACCACAAATTTATCAAACAAATATTTTGTACTTGCTTCTCGTCAATACACAACAACGGAAGTTGGCACAACTTTAATTGGTAGCGAAAACACAAGTAGCGCAAACACCGTGTATATCGGTGGTTACTATGGCGAACTTAATGCCGCAACGCAAATTGATTTCTACACTGCTGGCACTGTAGCAACGCGCTCTGGTTCACAACAGTTTCGCGTAGCAAATACATCGTCTGCTGTTAACTATGTACAAGTAACGGGGGCGGCTACTAGTGGTACGCCTGTTATATCTGCTCAAGGTAGTGATACCAACACGGGTATGTTGTATTACTCAAAGGGATTTGGAAGTCATCAATTTCGCGGCTATAACGGGGCAAATATTTTTGGTCAATTTTTTGCAAACCAAGCAAGCCCAGTTAACTACATAGAGTTTGGAGCGTCTTCCTCTGGTAACGCAGTGCTTGTAAGGGCTGCTGGCGCAGACACAAACATCCCCCTAGTCCTACAACCAAAAGGTACTGGTGCGCTACAGGCTCAACAAACAGATTCCACAGCTACTGGTGGCAATGTAAGGGGTTCGTATGCCACTGATTGGCAAAAAAGTAGGGTTGCCGCTACTCAAGTTGCTAGTGGCTCATATAGTTTTATTGGTGGTGGAGATTCAAATACATCGGCGGCTTTTGGCAGTGTGGTTGTTGGTGGCTCTACTAACAGCACAACAGGCGGAGCATACAATGCTATTCTTGGTGGAGTTTCCAATGTTACTGGGTCAAATGGTCAAGTCATTACTATGGGCGGTGGTCACGCAAACTCAGCCCAAGGATTTTTTAATATTGTCGGTGGCGGTTATGCAAACTCAGGAACATCCGGCCCTGCAGTAACAACTCAGTCAGCCACAATGAATGGCACAACAGCCGTAACGCTATCTGGGTCTAATGCTTCTATAAAAGTAGGCCAGTTAATTACTGGAACTTCTATTGGAACTTATCCACATACCTATGTTGCCGCAATCTCAGGAACAAGCCTAACCCTATCCCAAGCCGCAAGCGGTTCATCAACATCAACCCTATCCTTTTTTACCCCACACGGAGTAGTAGTAGGCGGTGGTAACAATCAGGCCACAGGTGCATACAGCGTTATTTTGGGCGGGGGCGACGCAGGGACTGCGGCTAATCGTAATGTGGCTTCTGGTGATTGGTCTGTTGTGGTTGGTGGGCAAAAGAATGTTGCAAGTAGCAATTATTCATTTGTTGGTGGCGGTGGATACAACACCGCTTCATCAGGTAATGGTTCTGTAGTATGTGGAGGTGGATTCTATGGAAATTTACCAACACAATTTGCAGGAAATACTAGTTCTGGCACATCTTCTTTTATTGGCGCAGGATTTTCAAATCAAGCATCAGGTTTTGCTTCTTTTGTTGGCGCTGGAAACAGCAACCTAGCAAATTCAGCGTATTCAGTTATTAGTGGTGGCGCATACGGCACTACAAGAAGTATTAACGGTAACGCTGTTTTTCCTGCTGGTGCTTCTCCTATTGCTAGTTTAAGCGGTGTAAGTCAATCTGCCTTGCTTATTCTTGGAGTTGAAACTACAAATGCAACTGCAACAATTTTACGTTCAGATACCTCAGCCGCATCCACAGTAA